TCATAGTGATCAGATAGCCCACGCCTTGAATCAGGAACATAATTGAGAAAGCAGCTAATAGGTAAGCCACGTGTGGTTCCCCCGTTGCTAAGAATAGGAGTGCTAAAACCGAACCAGCCCTTGCTTGCGTAGTCATAAAGCCGCTGTGCAAGATTGTAGTCAGTATGTCCTTGATACGTTGCACCATAGACGGACGCTCTGGCGAAGGCTTCTTGTGCATGTGTCTCATCTCCCCAGAAATACCTGTCCTTCAGTGTCTCTAGTGAGAACACGTTAAGACTTTCTTCTCTGTCATAATCAATCTGGATACCTAAGTAATCCTGTACGCCTACCTTACTTGTCACTAGGGTTCTCCAACATATACTGCATTAAGCGTTCTTCATACCAACGTGCTTTACGTAGGTCTTCAATAGGCTTCTTCTTGTATCTAAAGCGCCACATGTACTTCATGGCATTACCACGCAAGTAACCAATGTACTCGTCATGTGTAAGCATCCCACGGATAGCATCAATACATTCAAGGCCACCAGTATTGTAATGCTCCGGCTTGTCAACAGGGTCGTAGCTTTGTAACATGGCTTCTTCAGAGAACCTTGGGTGGTGGTTAGGTTCGTTGTCAAGCTCATTAGTGTCTCTGTCTTTAATAGTTTTAAAACCCATCTTGTTCCACTCTTGTACTGTTATGTTGTCAATACTCATCTTGTTCTAACTCTACTTCATCTTCATCTACTTCGGCTTCAAACACCTGTAGACGGTTAATAAATTTATCTTCAAACCTATCCAGTAGCTCTTCAGAACTAATGTCCAGGGCTTCCAGTAAGTCTTCAGCGTCATAGCGTTTAAGGATACGCTCTATTATTTCATCCATTGTTAGTGACATGATCTACATACTCATCAACTGTGTAAAACTCAAAACCTTCTTTGTGGCACCACTGTCCCATCGTAATCTTAGAACCTTTCCTGACCTTCTTGTTAGGGTCTGACAGGACAAAGATTAACTTGATTGGTTTAATACTATCACGTATTGATGTATATTTCTGGGTGTCTCCTGCCCTAAAGAATCCTTTAGTCTCAATGTAGTCACCCGTCTTTTTGTCCACAAAGTCCGGCTTGTATTTCCTGTGCATCACGTATGGTACATCATATGGCTCGTACAGGTACCTCCGTTTAGGTACATTCTGTGCAAAGCGTTTCTCTAGTCCAGACCTATAGATGCTCTGCTTACGTGATCTCTTGGACTTTAGGCTCATTCACCACCTCCGTTAAGTACCGTGGCCCTGTAGAGTACAGGAATGTACGTAGGTCAGGGTAACAAGCATGTTTGAAGTGACAGTAAGAGCAGCCCATAGCCAGCTTCTTGTTACCGGACTTGCCGTCAGGAACTGTGTCATGGCACAAAGGCGGTGGTTCTTGCTGCTTTACCATCTCCTTGACATGGATGATGCGCTCCTCAATGTCATCCTTCAGCACTTCATAGACAGGAGCCTGCTCATCCTCAAGGTCATACTTCAGGTAAGTCAAGTGACCATTGGCTTTGTCCATAGCCAGCCAGCCTACCTGTGTCTCACCTTCAGACCTGGCATAGCCTTTGATCTGATCTATGTAGCCAAAGGGATCATCAAAAGCAAGTGTACGTTCCTTGAACTTCTTGAATCCATAGGAACTGGCAGACTTAACGTCAGTCACTATGCCGTCAATCTTGCAGTCCATACTACCTGAGATACCTTGGACAGTAGCTTGTGCCTGCTCATGTGTCACTGTGTGTCCTGCTAGACGTACAAACAGTAGCAGCATCTCCTCAATGAGATGTCCATACATGAACTTCACAAGGGTATGTGGCTGCATCTTCTCCTTTGGCCCTACATTATTGTAGTGATTCCATAGGAACCTATCAGTCTTGCCTATGTTAGACATGCGTAGCTTACGTGAATCAAAGTTACCACGGCTGGTAAACTCCTTACGCATAAGATCCTTACATGCTTCACCAAAGTCATCAATGATCTGTTCAGCGTCCACTGACCTATCAGGAGACTTGAACTTCACAAGATTGTATATGTCATCTATCAGGGTGTTAGTTGTTTTCATCAAAATATCCATCTAGTATTTCTTTAGCCACTGGAGCCGCTATTACAAACCACTCATTCTTGTTACCATGTGTCTTCCTTAGTAACTCATGTATCTCACTCTCTGCTCTACGCCTGTCCTTAGTGTCATAGGCCTTGACTAGCACATAGTCTCTGTATGGACTACCTGTCTGGAACTGCTTTAGTCTGTCTTCTGCGTCCACTGCCATGCCTATCTTAACCCAGCTAGGGTAGGCTGGACTGTACAAGATGTACACTTGACCTTCCTTTGCGGTTTTGTAGTTACTCAGTGACTCAAATGCTGCATCACCGAAGGACTTGTAACGTCCGGGTTTATGTAAGGGATGTTTGTTTGAGATGTACTTACCGTTTACCCACATTCTTTCTGGGTTAGATTTAGGGCCATTACGATTATTGTGTACAGTGTTAAAACAACCTCTACATATTTTAATGTTGTTTTTTATAAAAGATTTATTTTGATTATGCTCAGTTAGTTCAACTCCACACTTAATACACTCCTTAGTGTGTGTCTGCCCAACTACTTCCAACTTGGTACTCTCCTGTGAGCTTACAGTTGAGTCCCAGTTCAATTCCTGCTGCTTCCAAGCAGGAGACTGCAAGTCTTCCGTACTTGTCTGCTTGGTCTTCTCTGACTTCTGCTTGTACTTCATCATGGATGTTCCCCACAAAGTAATAGTCTAGTTTCCACATTGTAGCATATTCTTCCAGCAAACACATTGCTTTCTTCATAACAATTGCACCGGCACTTTGCAGTAAAGTATTGAGTGCAGAGTGTTCTGATCTGACATGCAACAGTCTTCCGTCTAAGCCGCTAATGGTTCCTAGCTTTGCTGCTCTAACAGTGTTTTCTTTAAGATCTGCATATGCTGTGAGATTAGACATAAATCGTTTTCTAAGTGTTTGACCAGCAGCTCTGCCTGCTGAAGCCACGCTTCCAAGTTTTTCATCTCCTGCCCCGTAGAGAAGTGCGTAGATGAAAGTCTTTGCCTGATCTCTTGATTCAAGTCCTGCAAGTTTTTGGTTAGCAGTGTGGATGTCTCCGTTAATGACTTCATTTGTGTACTCCTTGTCATCCATGTAGTGAGCCAACATACGTAGCTCAAGGCCACTAGCGTCAAAGCCCACAAGTTTGTAGCCTTCTCTGGCAACCCAACACTGTCGGCATTCCTTGCCATACGGTGAGTAGCCTGCCGGAACCTGGGCTAGGTTAGGTTTAGAGTGTGTCATACGACCAGTAACAGCACCATTAGTGTTTACATAGCCATGCACTCTGTCTGTGTCTGGGTTAGCTTCATCTACCCATGACTGCACTTGAGCAACACGCTTTTGTAACATCAGGTACTCAGCAATCAACGCTGCCTGTGGTATGTCCTTGACAGTAGATAATACTGCTTCATCTACTATTGGCTGACCTGTTGGTGTTAGCTTTTCAGGCTTCCATCCAAAGTCCTTCAGGTACTCACCTATCTGCTGTCTTGAGCCAAGGTTGAATGGCTTGAGCACCTGCCGCATGAAAGGTTCTCTATTGCCTGACTGCTCTACCTTCTGGTATTCATCGTCGGTGAGTCCCACCTTAGACAGGCTGCCGTCCTTCTTGGTCTTTGGCACTACCTGTTTAACATCAACCCACTTAGGTTTGAACACCTTGTGTACTTCATCCTCTACAACTAGCTTGCGCTCCTTCAGGGTGGCAAGTAAGTCCATAGCGTGTCTCATGTCCAGTAGCCAGCCATTGCGTATCTGCTTCTGTACAATCCACTGCGTCTCGTGCTCAAGGGCAATAGACTCCTTGCTAAAATCACGTAGCTCTAGCTTTATCTTGTTGTATGCCTTAGCTGTCACACGGACATCTTGGATACAATAAGCAACCATCTCATCGGACAGGCAAGTCCAATCACTGTGATCTCCTTTAGGGAACCCCAGGATTTCACCCCAGTTAGACAGCCTGTGACCTCCTTCACGTTGTGGATTAGCGAGACGGGAGAGCACTAACGTGTCCTCTACTCTACTTTTGTCCACTGTGATGTTCCACAGCTTCTCCAGCACTGGTATGTCAAAGCCTATCAGGTTGTGTCCCACTACGGGGAAGTCACCTTCCAGCGCCTTGGCTAGGCTATCACGGTCATAGTGTTCCTGAACCACACCATCCTGCATAGTCACTGCTAACCATATGGTGTCAGGATCAAGACCGTTAGTCTCTATGTCAAGGAACATAGGCTTATAGCTCATTTACTGCGTCCTCCTTTGGCTTACTTGTCTCTGACATTCTACCAGTAAAGTTATCATACTTCAGGTAGCAACATGCACCAGTAAGCCCAGAGTAGCGGTTCTTGAGCACACGCACTGTTGTCGTGTTACGGCGTTCAGGGTTGTCATCCTGCTGGTCACGCTCCAAACCAATCACCATGTCAGACAATTGTGCTATAGCCTGAGAACCACGCAGTTCACTTAGACTAATCTGCCCACCGTCCTCGTGTGCCTTGCCTTGGGTACGCTTCAGGTGTGACACAAGGAACAACCCTACGCCTAGCTCCTGCACCAGTGACCGTAGCTTGGTCATTATGGCATCAATGGCTTTACGCTCATCACCGTTGTCCTGTGCTGACACAACGATGGACAGGTGATCTAGGATGATCCACTTGCAGTCCAGCGCCTTAGCCATGTATCTGACCCTAGCCAACAGGTTGTCCTCGCTGGTGCTGCCCCAGTGGTCAAACAGGTAGAACCTGCCGGTGCCTAGGGTGTCCTCCCAGTAAGGAAACGCTAACTCAGGGTCAAGGTCTTCCTCAAGGTGCAATGGACAGTCTGCCTCTACTGACATGATGCCCAGTGCAGTCCGAGCAACATCTTCTTCCAATGCTAGGATTCCAATGTTGTCCTCCGTTGCCCTTAACAGGTAGTGCTCTAACTCCCTGACCATTTGAGATTTACCCATGCCTGACCCTGACGTGATCGTCACTAGCTCATATGGTCTAAATCCTTTGGTGTAGGTGTTGAGTCCCTGCCAAGGATACGGTATTGACTTTACCTTGATCTTGTTGGTTAGGGCATCCCATGTGTCACTGCCTTGGATAATCCCATCAGGCTGATAGACCTTGGAATTCCACCACGCAGAAGTGAAGTCTCTCACCTTGTTGGCTACCAGCATCTCACTAGCGTCCTTCAAGGGTAGCTTGACTATCTTGAGCTTGCTTGGTGAGAACAAGTCCTTGATGTCATCTATGGCCTGCTGGCCTGCCTTGTCACCGTCAAAGCAAACAACCACGTTGTCGTAACCTTCAAGGAAATCCAGGTTTTCTTTGATCTCTTTAGCCGCTGACGCTGCTCCGTTACGCAGTGAGACTACGTCCCATTTGCGCTCAAACATCTCAGAGACACTTAGCGCATCTAACTCTCCTTCTGTGATTGTTATGTACTTACCACCACCACGGCACGTTTGCTGTCCGAACAGACCTACATTTGTGGTCATGTCACCTGTAGCATGGAAGTCCTTAGTCTTCACATGGCGTATCTTGGTGGCTTTCAGTTCGTCAGTGTCAGTGCTGTAGTACGGGTATATGTGTTTTGCAATCTCACCGGAGGCGTTGTACTCCACCATGACGTTGTACTTCCTACACGTCTCTTGGCTGATTCTCCTGTCCGGTATTGCTGCTATGACTCCCGATGATGTCATGTCTTCTAATGGCCTCCTTGGTTGGGGCTGTAGCTTAACTACGTTGCCATTTGAGTTTTCATGGTGATTGCACCCTGCTGCAAAACAATGAGCCGACCCGTTGCTATAACGGGCCAGCGCATCACTTGAGCCACACTTAGGGCATGGCTCATGTTTTACAAAGGTGCTCTTTTCTCCACTAAAGGTCGGCATCTATGCCGTTGCTGTCTTCGGCTACCTCTAGCACCCGCACTGCGTTTAGGTACGTTGGTGTGCCGTGTACAGGATCTGGGGCTGCTGTTTTGTAACTTAGACGCACTGTAGAACCCCGAGTGATGCTACCAATAAAAGGTTGATCGTTTGCGTCAATGACTTTCACATTGAATTTACTACTGAACTTCCTTTGCTTGTTACCTTCATACTCCCGCAGCTTAACACCCTGTTTGGCTAACAGATCAGCATTTTCATCGTCCAAGGTGATAGTCAAGGTGTACTTGCCTGTGTCCTGTCCGTTGTATACTTCTGTGCTGTCCAAGTGAGCAAATGCTGCTTTACCACTAACTACTGCCATATCAATTACCTCTAAGGTTTACTTTAGTTTACTAAAGAGAGCTAAAGAATAATCATTATGATTAACAAAATGTATTCCTTGCTCTCTTTAGTCTATTGTACATGAATTTGACTCTTGTTGTCCTAAATCATCATGAAAATTTTTCATGTTGGGATGTTAACCGTTTCACCTCCTCAAGTCTTTTGACTAAATCTTGCACCTCATTGTCGTCTACCTTTTGGTTTGGGAACCTCGCCTTCAGTGATTCCACGTTGCAAGGGTTGCACAAATCTATCTTGTCTTTGTCCTCAAGTAGCACGTTACAGGCTTTGCAGCGCATCAGTGTATCTCCTGTGACTCTGGGCCTATCAATTGCGCGTATAAGCCCTCTAAATCCTCCGTAGAGCGGTTTTCCAAGTCATCATGTAGGTAGGCACTGCACATGGCTATCATCTCGCTAACGGACATTACGTTAAGCCTGTACTCACTCAAGGTGTTAACTATCATGTCGCGCCTGTTTTGCTCTGGGTCAGGTTCTCGGTCATCCGTTACGTCTTCATCAAAATATGTTGTACTCATTTGCTAGACACCTCCTGAAGCCCGTGCCAATCGTTTATGGCAAAAGTGATTTTCTTGTCGTGTGGGATATACAGGCTACGCTTGCCAAGATGGTACCCAATGTAACATCTACCAAATGACATTCCCCATCTTCTCTTTACTTTTCTTAAACGGTAAATCATGTTCCTTGCTTCCTAATTTTTGTTGATCTTGAATACATACACATCCTTTTTGCTTGGGTGCATATACAGACTGTAACGTCCTTTGCAGTATGCAAAAGCGGCGGATTGAACGTTAGCTCTTTTGGACTTCTCTACTAAAAACCACTCGCCTTGGCGCATTCCTTGCATTAACGGTTTCCACGTTCCTTGATTGCGTCGGTATAGTTGCTTTGGTGCTGGCGTGTTTGCTATTTTGTAAAATCTCATTGGTTAGTTTCCTTTTGGTTTTGGTTTAGTTTAACTCTTCTTGCCACTGGTTGCACTTGGCGCAATAGTGACCGTCGGGGTATTGTTCCACGGTTCCACGTCCCGACAGGCTTTCATATTCCGCCGGTACGTATTCCCATGAATGGTTGCAGTCTTTTACCGGCTCAGGTCGCCGTATTGAGTCCGCAAGTGCTTTAATTTCCTCCGCTAGTTCAAGTATTGATTTGTCGCTGTGGTTTCTTCTCATGATGTTAAATTCTCCCATCGTTGTACATTTCAAACACAAGATCAGTCAAAACGTCGTATTGATCGTCGCTTAGGTTATCCGCTGACATTGTAACACCACCGCTTTTGTAATTGTACACAATGACGTTAAACGGTGTCGGGTTAGGTACATCATCAACGTGGAATTCAATATCTGTTATTCTCATGATGATACTCCAAGTAATAGCGCCCACATTAGGTAGACGCCAAGAATGATTGTAATAGCCGCTGTTGTTTTGTTCAACACTGAAAACACCAATGCCTCGTTTTGCTGTTGTTCGCGCTCTTCACGCCTTGAGAGTGTATAATCTGTCTTCATCGGTTCAAGTCCTGTTTGGTAAATCCATATTCCGCAAGCCTACTAAACAACAAGTCATCAAGCAAGTCTTTTTCTGACTTGTTTTTCTGTCTGTTCATGCTGATAGTGTCAGCCCAAGCTATCTGCAGGCGCACTGGTGGCTCCGTGTCTATGCGGACGTTAAAGAATGCTTGCGCCGTGTGGCAAACCTCTATGCAAGCTAGGTCGCCTTGCCTGTTTGTTATTGTTCTCATGCTAAAAGTTCTCCATCGGTTGTGTAGTAATCAGTAGAGCCAAATGCCTCGGCTATTTTTTGGAACTTGTCGGCGTAGTTGCCGATGATGTAACTGTAGGCTTTGGGACGATCCCAGAAGCCGGTGCCGTGACCATTGCGTGACAGGTAAAAGTCATGCGCCGCTTGTTGTCTGTTGTCATCATTCAAGTAGCAGTCAATAAGCGACAGGAATGCTAGGCAATCAATTGTGGCCTCTCTGTGGCAATCTTCGTCAAGCTCTTGTGGTTCAATGTCAGCCACCCAAAACGCTGTATCTAGGTATTGCTCTAAGAAGTTTACTTCTTTGTCTGTCAGTGTGATTGTGGTCATGCTGTTATGCTCCAAAGTAATAGCTACTAGTGTTGGTGTTAGTCTGCAATGCGCTGCCATTTTTGTTTGGTATGCCGTAGATCTTAACTAGGCGTTTTAGTTCTGTTTTATATTTCTCTTGGCTATAGGTTAGCAGTTGCTCGTTGCCGTCTAAGTAAATTTTGTAGGTAAAAATCACGCTGTTTGCTCCGTTGTTTTTGCTTGTTAAAAGTCTCTAACCATCACGCCGCCATTATCCAAGAATAACAGCAAAGTGTGATCGTTTAAGTCTTCAGCCGTTTGTATCTCGTTGCTGTATTGGTCGCAGGCTTCCTCAACGCTGTCGTATTCTGACCACTCACAGCACAAAGCGATCACGTCGAGGTGGATGTCCTCCCCTATGTCCTCGGAAAACTCGTCAAAGTACTTAAACAGGGCATCAAAACCCCAGCGGCTGAATTGCTCGCCTCTACCGTAACTTTGGAACTCATGGCGCAACTCGTCGCCGTTGTACATTGGTGCTACTAACATGTGTCTATCCTCTTCTTCTGTTGTTGTGTTTGGCTAAATGCTGCCACTGATGCGCTCTGATGTAAACCAAAGCGCATCTATGGAGCACTAGGCGGTGGCTTCCGCTATCTTTTGCTCTTGGGTTTCTATTTGATCCTGTAGCAACTCAATAATTACTCTGAGATTTCTACCGTTTACTCTTGTCTTCATCGCTAAATCACGAAGGCAATCAGAGTAGTAGGAAGACCCAGCCCACCCATAAGCAAGGGACATCCCTGTCTTAACAACGCCTTCCTTCATTAGTTCATGTATACGGTCGTTGTTCTTAATACGGCGGCTTTCTAAGCCATTGGGGTTAAAGTAGTGAAACTGAGCCACTTGTTTGTTATTAGCCAATCCTTTGTCGCTTGTGGCTTCCTGAGTTACGTACATGTAGGTGCTGTAGTGGCCCATCTTGTCGGTCTCCGTTGTTGTCTTGTTGTGGGTATTATAATTATCCAGCCAGATCTCAAAGTCAATACCGATTAGGTATAAAAACCCAGGTTCTTATGACTACTTGAGAATGCTTGAGTGTACCTATATAGGTACTACACTAGCTCACACTCTTCAGCATTCTCAAGCTCCCCTCAAGCTAACCGTTAGGCTGAGACTCTCAGGTAGACTTAGGTTAACTGTTGTACTCTGTTGCGCCCCTAAGTCTAACTGTTAGCGCCAGGTGGTGCGCCTAAGTCTAACTGTTGTACTCTGTGGTGCGCCTAAGTCTAACTGTTGGGCTAAGGGGGCTAACAACAAGGGTACGGGGGGCCGCTGTGGCTGCGTATAATTATTGTAGTAGGCACTCAAGTTCTCAAAAGTAGAATTTAGAAAACAACAGTAAATTAATAAAAAAGTAAGCATTTACTAACCTATGTAACCTCTTGTTAACACAAGTAAACTTAAAACTTTGACTGAGTCAAGAAAATAACAGTAAAAAGTACTTGACAAATGCTAAAAAGTATGCTATAATAAAGAGGTATCTTAAGAAACATTAAGGCAATACATTATGGATAATCAAAATGATCCTCCTAAGAGAAAGCGAGGTAGACCTAGGAAGGGTGAGATAGTTGAGAAGACTACTGGCTCTAGGGGAAAGGTAGGTCGGCCTAAAGGAGATGCTTCAATTATCAATGAGTACAAGGCTAGGATGTTAGCTTCTCCTAAGTCTCGTAAAGTATTAGATAGTATATTTGATGCAGCACTTAATGATGACCATAAGAATCAAGCAGCAGCTTGGAAGCTGGTTATGGACAGGATGTTACCCTTAAGTTACTTTGAAAAGGATAGTGCTGGTGGTAGGCAGTCTGTACAAATTACTATCTCAGGTGTACCTAGTACCATCTCATCACAGAATAATGACAACTCCAATGACCCCATTGAAGGAGAGTACACCAACAATGACGTTTAAGCACTTCAGTAGAGATGAGTTTGCTTGTCAAGCCACAGGTGAGAACGAGATAGAGGATGAGTTAATATATGCCTTGGATGAACTTAGAGAGCACTGTGGTTTTCCTTTTGTTATCACAAGTGGCTATAGATCACCTGACCATCCTATTGAGCTAGGTAAACAACGACCAGGTACACATGCACAAGGCATAGCAGCGGACATAGCTGTGTCTTCAGGTCTACAAAGGTACACTATAGTAAAGAATGCTATTAAGTTAGGCTTTACTGGTATTGGTGTTGCTGGAGGTTTTGTGCATGTAGACATTAGAGCTACTGATACACCTGTAATGTGGACGTATAGTTAGTGCTTACTAACAGAGAGTACAAGAAGACCTTAGCACAACAAGAGGATCTAAACTGGGACGGAGATCCTGAGTTAGATGCTGAGTATGAGTGTGAAGAAGAAAAAGACTTAGATGAGTTAGTAGTTAAGTATTTCTATGACTGATCTTAACATACAACTACTGGATTGGCAGCAACAAGTATGGGAAGACCCTACTAGATTTAAGATTGTAGCTGCCGGTAGACGTACAGGTAAGTCCAGACTAGCAGCTTGGATGTTAATTGTTAATGCTCTACAGGCAGACAGAGGCCATGTGTTCTATGTAGCTCCAACACAAGGACAGGCCAGAGACATCATGTGGCAAACACTATTGGAACTGGCGCACCCTGTTGTATCTAACGCACACATAAACAACCTACAAATTAAGTTAGTCAACGGTGCAACCATCAGCCTCAAGGGTGCTGACAGACCAGAGACTATGCGTGGTGTGTCACTAAAGTTCCTAGTGATGGACGAGTACGCTGACATGAAGCCTGAAGTCTTTGAGCAGATCCTTAGACCTGCCTTGGCTGACCAGAAGGGTGCTGCACTGTTCATTGGTACACCTATGGGGCGTAATCACTTCTACGACCTGTACAAGTACGCAGAGCTAGAGGACGATGAGTCCTATACTGCATGGCACTTTACAAGTTATGACAATGAGTTGTTAGACCCAGATGAGATTGACCTAGCTAAGAAGTCTATGTCATCCTACGCATTCCGTCAAGAGTTTATGGCATCCTTTGAAGCTAGAGGCTCAGAGATGTTTAAGGAGGAGTGGGTTAAGTTTAGTGAGGATAAACCTGAAGTAGGTGATTATTATATTGCAGCAGACTTGGCAAACTACGTAGACCCTACAGCGTCTTCTAAAAAACAAAATAAAAATAGAGATACAGCTTCTATTGCAATTGTAAAAATAAATGAAGATGGCTGGTATGTTGATAACATTATTTACGGAGTTTGGACAACTCCTGAAACAGCAGCTAAAATCTTTCAAGCTGTTAGAGACTATAAACCAATAGCAGTAGGTATTGAAAGAGGTATTTCTAGAAATGCTATAATGTCTCCTCTACTAGACTTACAAAAACGCTACGGTATGTTTTTTAGAGTAGAAGAACTAACACACGGAAACAAAAAGAAAACAGACAGAATTATGTGGGCCTTACAGGGTAGATTTGAGAATGGTTTTATAACACTAAATAAAGGTGAATGGAACAGTAAATTTTTAGATCAGTTATTCCAGTTCCCTGACCCGTTAACACATGATGATTTAGTTGATTCTCTTGCATATATAGACCAATTAGCTAAAGTAGCTTATCATTATGACTTTGAGATTGATGATCTTGAGGTCTTAGACGCAGTAACAGGATACTAACATGACAACAAGAGCAGGCACTAGAGCTAAAGCACAAAAACCTAAGTCAAGAGTCAATGAAGCCGGTAACTACACCAAACCCACTATGCGTAAGAACCTATTTAATAAAATCAAAGCAGGTACAAAAGGTGGCAAGGCTGGACAATGGTCAGCGAGGAAAGCCCAGATGTTGGCAAAAGAATACAAAGCCAAGGGTGGAGGATACACATAATGGCAAGAGCAGGCACTAGAGCTAGGGCTCAGGGAGCTAAACGTAGAAGTAAAAGTAGCTCGTCAGGCTTAAAAAAACCACAACAGTCTTTAAAAAACTGGACTAAGCAAAAGTGGCGTACAAAGTCAGGTAAGCCTAGCACTCAGGGAGCTAAAGCTACTGGAGAACGCTACTTACCATCAAAAGCAATCAAGTCTTTGTCTGCAAAAGAGTACGCAGCTACTACCAGAAAGAAAAGAAAAGACACCAAGGCTGGTAAACAACACTCATCACAGCCTAAAAAGATAGCAAATAAAACTCGTAGCACAAGGACGGCTTAAAAATTATGGATTACAGTGACAATGACGTTCTGTCTAGCGACGAACACCTAGAAAACTGGGTAATGGCTAAGTGTGACTCGTGGCGAGATCACTATGAGTCCAATTATGCAGAAAGATTTGAAGAATTCTACCGTTTATGGCGTGGAATCTGGGCAGCAGAGGACATGGAGCGCAAAAGTGAGCGTTCACGTATCATTTCACCCGCATTACAGCAGGCTGTAGAGTCCAGCGTAGCAGAAATTGAAGAAGCAACCTTTGGTCGTGGTAAGTATTTTGACATTACTGACGATCTAGGGGACGCAGAAGCACAAGATGTTGTGTATCTACGCACTAAGCTGCATGAGGACTTTGAGAAGACTCAAGTACGCAAGCAAGTAGGCGAATGTCTCATCAACAGTGCTGTGTTTGGTACTGGTGTAGCTGAAGTAGTGCTAGAGGAAGTCAAAGAGATGGCTCCTGCTACACAGCCTATTATGGACGGACAGCTAGAAGCAGTAGGTGTTAATGTAACAGACCGTACAGTAGTTAAACTACGCCCTGTACTGCCACAAAACTTCCTAATTGACCCAGTAGCAACCTCCATACAGGACGCTATAGGCGTTGCTGTGGATGAGTTTGTGCCACGACACAAGGTACAACAGCTACAGGAAGAAGGTGTCTACAGGAGCGTATACGTAGGTCAGGCGGCTAGTGACTACGACCTAGAGCCAGATCAAGACCTAACTAGCTACGATGAAGACAAGGTACGCTTAACCAAATACTACGGTCTTGTTCCTCGTTACTTGCTAGAGATTGGTGAAAAAGAAGCACTGCTTGACGATGACGAAGACATTGCTGATGTTGAACTAGAGGAACCAGAGAACGATGAAGATGCCAGCTATTACGTCGAAGCTATTGTGGTTGTGGCTAATGGAGGCATCCTACTAAAAGCAGAAGCTAACCCATACATGATGCAGGATCGTCCTGTAGTAGCTTTCCCTTGGGATGTAGTTCCCGGTAGGTTCTGGGGACGTGGTGTATGTGAGAAGGGTTACAACAGCCAGAAGGCGCTTGACACGGAGCTTCGTGCCCGTATTGATGCTCTAGCACTGACTGTACACCCAATGATGGCTATGGACGCTACACGCCTTCCTAGAGGCTCTCGTCCAGAAGTACGCCCCGGTAAGATTTTGTTAACCAATGGCGACCCTAAGTCTGTCATCAACCCATTCAACTTTGGTCAAGTAAGCCAGATTACATTTGCACAGGCAGCAGAACTACAGAAGATGGTTCAGATGTCTACAGGTGCCATTGACTCCGCTGGTATTCCCGGCAGTATCAACGGTGACGCTACGGCTGCTGGTATCAGTATGTCCCTTGGTGCAATCATCAAGCGTCACAAGCGTACCTTGATTAACTTCCAACAGTCCTTCTTGATTCCTTTTGTCAAAATGGCTGCTTGTCGTTACATGCAGTTTGATCCAGAGAACTATCCTGTCAAGGACTACAAGTTTAACACTACGTCTACTCTAGGTATCATTGCTCGTGAGTATGAAGTAACACAGCTTGTACAACTGTTGCAAACCATGCCAGCAGAATCTCCACTGTACAACACGTTGATTCAGTCAATCATTGACAATATGAACCTGTCTAACCGTGAAGAACTGATGGCTAAGTTGGCTCAGGCAGAGCAAGCATCACAACCTACTGAAGAACAGCAACAGATGCAACAAGCGGCTGCACAGGCACAGATGGCCTTCCAGCAGTCACAGACAGCAGCACTTAACGGTCAAGCACAGGAGTCTAGTGCTAGAGCGCAAAAGATTGCTGTAGAGACACAGCTTGCACCACAGGAGCTACAGATTGACCAGATCAAGGCAGTCACAGCTAACCTGAAAGCAGGCGACCAAGAGGACAAGGAGTTTGAGCGTCGTATGAAGATTGCTCAGACATTCTTGAAAGAGAAAGAGATTGACCTAAGAAACTCTCCTTCTGCTCCTGCTGCTCAACAACAGCAACCCATGCAACCCCAGCAACCCCAGCAACCCCTTAGACTGCAACAAGGATAAATTGATGGTCGTAACACGTACAGAACTAACTCAGATAGTAGATCAAGTCAACAAAAAGTTTGATGAACTAGAAGCTAAAATTAAAGAGTTAGAGGCAAAGAATGTTAAGAAACTACCGAACAAGAAGGCGGCGTAATGCCTAGTCCACGTAAAGGTAAAGCAAGAGTAAAAGTGACTTCCAGTGGCAAAAAAGTCTCTTACGGTCAGGCAGGTCAAGCTAAAGGCGGTGGCCCTAGAGTAAAGCCGGGAACCAGTAAGGGTGACAGCTACTGTGCTAGGTCGCTAGGTATTAAGAAAAGACTTCCTAAAAAGAAGCAGAATGATCCTAACACACCTAACAACTTATCACGTAAGCGTTGGAAATGTTCTGGCGCAAAATCAAGGAGAAAGTAAAATGCCAATGGTAGGCGGAAAGAAGTACAGTTACACCCCTAAAGGTAGAGCAGCAGCAGCTAAAGCTAAAAAGCGTCAAAACATGAAGCCTCGTGCAACAGGTGGACGTAGGGGCCGCTGACGGTGATTGCAGAGATAAGTGCAATTGTTGCTGGTGTCAATGCTGCTACGTCTGCTATTAAGCGTGTAGCTGAGACTACCAACGACATCTCAAGTATCTCTGCTTTCTTATCTACTCTTGGAGGTGCAGAGGTAGAGTTAGCTAGAGCGCAGAATGAAGGCGGACTATCTGAAGGAGATGCTGTCAAAGCTGCACTAGCTAAAAAACAAATACAAGAGACTATGAAGGAGATTAAAGATCTCTTCACAGTCAGCGGTAACGGACAACTTTATCAAGAGGCCATGCTTGCAATGGCTGAAGCTAGGAAGGCTAAACAACTAGAGTTAGCTA